GCTACTGATATTGCCAACAAATACTTGGACATATCACAAGCAAAAGATTCTTCAAATAATGCACTACAGATTGCTGGTATCACCAGAATATTTCCGGTAACTGATTCACAGTCAACAGTAAGTATGTTTGACTTGAGATACCAACTTCGTTTGAATGAGTTGTATGACTTCACCTCTGCATCCTACATCAACTATACAATGACAATGCAACACCTGCGTTCACTAGAAACCCTGTTCTCTGGTGAAGTTCCTATTAGGTTCCAAAGGCATATGCAAAGACTGTACATTGATTGGGCTTGGGGTGCGGCAGAAGCACCAGTAGGTACCACAGTTATTGCTGAATGTTATGCAACAGTAGACCCTACCATTTATGTACAGGCTTGGAATGACCGTTGGTTGAAAGAATATGCCACTGCATTAATCAAACGTTCATGGGGAAATAACCTTAAAAAGTTTAATGGTATTCAATTACCAGGTGGTGTTACATTGAATGGTGATAAGATTTACCAAGAAGCCGCTGATGAAATTAATGCCTTACATGCTGAGATTGGTGACAAATATGGGGCCCCGCTAGAATTCCTACTCAATTAATAAAGAATTCTAATGGTGCTCAAATGTCCTTTTTATATAAATAAAATAAAAAGGAGAATTTTATGAAAGTATATTGTATAGAAAACAAATTAACTGGTAAAAAATACATTGGTGTAACCAAAGGTGAAATCAATAGGCGTTATAAGCAACATAAACAAATTGCCAAAAACCCCGGTTCACCAAAACATTGTTACATACATAGTGCTATGTTGAAACATGGATTAGAAAATTTTATTGTTTATCAGTTAGATGAGGCTAATACAAAAGAAGAATTGTTTGAGAAAGAGAAAAATTGGATTAAAAAATTAGATACAAAATTAAATGGTTATAATGAAACTGATGGTGGTGAAGGAACATTTGGATGGAAACCAACAGAAGAACAAAATAAACAAAATAGTGAACGTATTAAAAAAGTAATGCAAAATGAAAATCATAGAAAATTGTTGGCAGAAAAATCAAAATTATTTTGGAACAATTTATCAGAAGAAGAAAAAGATATCAGAAGAAATCAATTCAATTTAACAAAAATTGGTAATCAAAATGCAAAAGGCAAAACTTGGAAACTTTCAGAAGAAAGTAAAAAGAAAATAAGTATAAGTAAAAAAGGCCGTATTGTATCCGATGAGACCAAAAAGAAATTAAGTGAAAATAGAATTGGTGAAAAGAATCATAGATACGGTAAAAAACATTCTCCAGAAACTATAGAAAAAATGAGACAAGCAGCTTTGAATAGAAAAAGAAAACAAGAAAGAGTAGGCACCTAAGATTGCGACTTCCGTCTATTTTAATAATTATAACTCATTAGCCGAACAACGGGTAGTAGAGGACTTGATTACAGAATCCATAAAGATTATGGGTTTTGATGGAATGTATTGTCCAATTCAAAACTCGGAAGACCGTGACATTCTTTATGGTGAAGATCCGGTTAAGAAATTCAGTTCAGCATTTCCAGTAGAATTTTATTTATCAAGTTCTATGGAGTACGGTGGTGAAAGAGAGTTCTTTTCTAAGTTTGGCCTTGAGATTAAAAACAATATCAATGTCATTTTATCAAAGCGTTCTTTTACTCAACGTGTACCACAAGACATATTAACCAGACCCCGTGAAGGTGATTTGATATATGTACCTTTTCTAAATGGTACTGGTGAATTGTTTGAAATTAAATTTGTGAACCAAACAAAAGACTTCTTCATGTTAGGTCGTAAGATTCCATATTACTACGAACTTGAGATGGAGAAATTCAAGTACTCACAAGAAGTCATTGATACTGGTGTGTTTGAGATTGATGATGTGGCAACACAATCAGCTTACACAATTGATTTATCATTGACCAAAACTGGTCCATATAATTATTCTCAAAAAGAAATTGTATTTCAGTCCAATGATAACACCTATGCAAATGCAATCGTTACGGCCACAGTACAAAACTGGAGTAACACATCCAATACATTAAGTGTTTCTAATGTTACTGGTGAATTTGTAGACAATAAACTGGTTATTGGTGTATCAAGTAATGCAAGACATATGTTATTAACATTTGATCCACTGGCAGATGCTAGTAGAAATGAAGTGTATGACAATCAACATATTTTTGAAGAAGCCAATACAATTATTGACTTCTCAGAAATTAACCCATTTGGATCAATCTAATGTCAACACCATATTACAATAGAACCATTAGAAAATTGGTAGTAGGTTTTGGTAATCTATTCAATGACATTACATTGGTTAGATACAATCCAAATCTGTCCGAACAGGAAAGATTTCTAGTACCAATTGCATATGCAGCCAAAGAATCATATGTAATGAGATTAGAAGAAGATTTGACATTAGATAAAAAAGTTCAAATGACTCTACCAAGAATGTCTTTTGAAATGAATGGTCTATCATACGATTCTGGCAGAAAACAAAATACAAATATTAAAAACTTTGCATCATCCACAAGTGGTGCAATAGCACAATACAATCCAGTACCATATAATTTTGATTTTAATTTATACCTGTATGTTCGTAATATAGAAGATGGTACACAATTGTTGGAACATATACTACCATTCTTTACACCAGATTATACAATTAAATTGAATATGGTTCCAGAAATGGGGATCATCAAAGAAGTTCCTATTGTACTAAACAGTTGTACATCAGATATCACATATGAGGGTAACAGAGAAAAAGATCCAAGAATGGTTATTTGGACTTTGAACTTTACAGTCAAAAGTTATATCTTTGGTAAATCATCAACAGCCGGACTCATTACACATTCTATTACATCAATATACAATCAAATTTCTGATGGTGATGTTGTTGAATTTTCTATTGATGCGGCATCAGGTAACGGAACATATCAAATTGGTGAATCCGTCTATCAAGGATATACACCACAAACATCAATTGCAACAGCCAGAGTTGTATTGTGGACAAATAACAAACTACACCTAACGAATATCAATGGTGATTTTGTGTCAACACAACCTATATATGGTGTGAATACTTTGGCAAATTATAAGTTCACTTCTTATAACCTTGCACCTAAGAAGTTTGTACAAATTGATACAACACCAAATCCACCAACAGCAAATGCAACAAGTTCTTATACTGCAAATACAGTCATAACAGAGTATGATGTATAATAACTTTAATTAAAGGTTCTTAAAAATGGCAAAGACGTTACAACTTAGAAGATATCCAACCTCAACATTGGCCAGTATAACTGGAGCCAATGCTGAAATCATTATTGATACCACATTAAAAACGGTAACTGTACATGATGGAGCTACTGCTGGTGGTACCACTTTAGCTAAAAGTGCAGACTTAACAGTTGCGTTCACTGGAGCAAATTCTGGATTTCTCCAAGCAAATAGTGCTTTTGCAAAAGCAAATAGTGCCTTGGCAAATACTTCTGGTGCTCTTTTTGGTGGTAACTTAACTGTTACTGGTAATCTATTGATAACACAAACCACAACAACTGCTAATAGTATGTTTGGTTATGGTGTAATGGGTACAGCAGGTTCCGGATACATTACACAAACTGTAAGCCGTCAAACAGCTGTTACAATCAATAGACCAACAGGACAAATTTCTCTATTCTCACAAGCCATGGGTATCAATACATCCAATACCTTTATATTGACAAACAATTTGATTGCAGCAAACGATTACATTATGTTAAATCATTTCAGTAGTGGTACTTTAGGTGGATATCATTTGGTAGCAAACACTTCAGCAGGTCAAGCAAACGTAACAATAAGAAACATAACCAATACCGCATTAACCGCAGAGGCTCCTGTAATTCAATTTTTGGTGATAAAAGCAACAGCATAAACATATGAATACCTTTGATAAGAATATGGAACAAATTTTTGATGTGACACCAGTAGAAGAAGAAAAGAAAAAACCTACTGAAGTTGTTGCGGTAAAATACAATGAACCTGACATTAAACAAGACCTGACTGATGCATACCAACAGTCAAAAGAAAACTTGCAAGAGATTATTGACC